GAACTCAGAAGTGATGGCATTTGGATTTACGAGAGTACCATCATTCCTGCGAAGATAAAGAACGACTTTTGGGCAATTGGAACTGGGGCAAACTTTGCTATCGCTGCCATGCACTTAGGCTTATCTCCGGCAGAAGCAGTAAAGCTGGCGTGTCTGTACGATACATCCTCCCATGAGCCGATTGACGTAATGACTCTTAGCGGGAGGAAGCGTGGTAGCACTAAAAAAAGTGTCGGACGAGGAACTAATAGCGGCGTTTAAGACCTACGGCAGTCCACAGAAGGTCTCGCAGGTTCTAGGCATAGACGTTGGTACTGTTTACCGAAGGCGGGCGGCACTAAAGGACGTATCCCTACCATCCTTTGCCGCAAGACAGCACAGCATCGCCAACACATACATCCCAGAGAATCGCAGGGTTATCTCCCACACCGTAGATAACGGTCACGTCTTTATAGCCTCCGACTGCCACTACTGGCCTGGCGAATCTACTGTCGCGCACAAGGCTTTTGTTTTTCTACTGACGGAATTTAAGCCGAAAACGACCATCATCAACGGGGACTGCTTCGATGGGGCTAGAATCAGCCGCCACGCCGCCCTGATGGGAACTAACCCCCCTACCCCTAAGCAAGAGATAGAAGCCTGTCAAGACCGTCTAAACGAGATTGCAAACGCTTCTAAGAACGCTACTAAGTTGTGGACGTTTGGCAATCACGACGTGCGTCTTTTTAACTACATTGCTACCCATGCCCCAGAGTTATCTGAGTTCAGCGACTTGTTTTCGTACTTTCCAGGGTGGCATACGGGATGGCGGGTGGACATAAACAACTCGGTGATAATCAAGCATCGGTGGCACAACGGGCAACACGCGACTTATAACAACGCCTTGAAGTCTGGTAGAAGCATTGTCACGGGACACCTGCATAAACTGATGGTTACCCCTTGGGTGGACTACAACGGGCGTAGGTACGGAGTTGATTCAGGAACCCTTGCAGAACCTACTGGCGACCAGTTTGTTTACACAGAAGAAAACCCCGTGAACTGGTGTTCTGGATTCGTTGTCCTGACGTTTAAGAATGGTATGTTATTACCTCCAGAACTATGCGAAGTAATAAATGGGGTGGCTTACTTTCGAGGAGAGAAAGTGGGATAAATGAGTGATTTAGTAGCCTCGGCAAAAAGTGCAGCGCAGGGCATAAAAAGCGCAATTGCGGCGGGTAAAGAGATTGAATCAGTAGTCCAAGACATACAGAAACTTGGGGTCGCAGAACTCCAAGCCAAGCAACAGTTCCAAAAGAAGCAACGGGTAATAAAGGGCGACACCACCATCCTTACGGCTTTTGCGGAGTGGAGGAGACTCAAGGAAGTGAAAGAAGCCGAGGACGACTTGTACCAGCAACTTGTAGAACGCTACGGCAAGGAAAAAGCCGACTACGAGTGGAAGGACATCCAAGCCATAAAAGAGCGACAGATGAAGGAGGTCAAGGAGGGGCGCGACGAACTAGGGCGTGACCTAAAGAAACTCCGTGAACTCAAGGTTATGTGCTTCATAGCATCGTTAATCATAGTCACCACTTACTACATCTTCAAAGGACACCTGTAATGCTATCCCTAATATCCTCCGCTATCGGATTCCTAGCCTCTGGACTGCCACAAGTCTTAAGTTTCTTCCAAGACAAGGCAGATAAAGCCCAAGAGTTAAAGTTAGCCCAAATGCAGACCGAGCGCGAGTTAGCCCTTGCAGAACGCGGTTTTATCGCCCAGCAGAAGGTCGAGGAGATTCGGACAGACCAGATTGCCCTCCAGACAGACGCAGACCGCCAGAGCGCGGCTTTAGACCACGACAAGGCTATCATGGCTAGGGCTTCCAATTGGGTCGTGAACCTGAACGGTATCGTGCGCCCTGCGGTTACCTTTATATTCGTCCTAGAGTTAGTGATGATTAACATCGCGCTGACCTACTTCTTGCTTCGTGGTGGGTTAGGAAGCATGGACGTGGAGCAGTTTATCGCCGCCACGGACGTTATTTTTAGCGAAGATGAGATGGCCCTGCTAAGCGGAATTGTAAGTTTTTGGTTCGGAAGTAGGCAATGGGGTAAGAAGTGAAGGTAAGCAAGGAAGCGATTGAGGGCATAAAGAAAGACGAAGGGGTAAGGACAAAACCTTACCGTTGCCCCGCGCTGCTCTGGACTTGCGGCGTTGGCCACGTCATAGACCAAAGCCATATAAGGGTTCCGTTCAATGAGCGCAAAAATATACCCCTTCCCCCAGAGTGGGACAGAGTTCTTAGCATGGCAGAAGTCGATGCTATCTTGGCTAATGACTTGGCTACATTTGAGCGAGGTGTTTTGCGCCTCTGTCCAGGTGGACTTACTCAAGGCCGCTTTGACGCTCTGGTTTCCTTCTCCTTCAACGTCGGGCTTGGCAACCTCCAAAGGTCAACCATCCGCATGAAGCACAACCGTGGTGACTTCGAGGGTGCTGCGGAAGGGTTTATGGCGTGGACTAAGGCCGGTGGCAAGGAACTGCCTGGTCTAGTTAAGCGCCGGAAGCACGAACGCGCTCTCTATGAATCTGAGTAATTCTCTCTTTTAGTTCCTCGGCTATTGTTAGATTGTGCTTGGCCTCAAACTGGTCTAGCCACTTCCTCCTCGCCTCCTTTGTCGGAAGCGTCAAAACGTACCTCGCAAGCCCCTCTATCTTTGCCTCATGCTCGGATAACACTATCTGATAGAACTCCTCTGGGGTAGCGGTAAAGGTTCCTCTATTAACCAGCCCTAGCAAATGTTTTATGCAACGCTTTTCTTGCGGTGGTGACGGCTCTGGCTGCGTCAGATTTTCGAACAAATCTCCCAAAATAGTACCTCTTTCCGTTGGCCATTATGTGCGCCTCGTAAAGTCTTTTTCCCCTCTTGTAGACACCCTTCACGTTTGACTTGGTTTTTATTCTGCGTTTGGAGTTCCACCTGTTCTCGGTCTGCGTGGCCTCTCTGAGGTTGCCTATCCTGTTATCGGCAAACTTGCAGTTTATGTGGTCAACCTGCTTTGGCCAGTAGCCGTAGTGGTACGCCCAGACAATCCTGTGGGCAAAGTAAGGCTTCTTGAATATAGCAATTTTGCGATAACCGCGAGGGGTTATGTGACCGGCAACCCTATTCGCGTACCGTCTGTTCCACATGACGTAGGCAGAATACTTGGCGAAAGCCTCAATGGGTCGAGGCTTCCACACAAGTCGTCCGCGCCTGTAATCAAACAGGGCTTTCAGTTGTTGCTGTGTCAGAATGGTGGGTCATCCTCTAAGACTTTCTGCTTCGGCTCTGCCTTGGGTTTCGGCAGTTCCACCTTGAGGCTCATAAACTTTTGCCCAGACTTGCCGGTCTTAATCCACGCGGCTAGTTGGTACTCAGTCCCGTCCACGTTTAACTTGCCTTTGTATGCTGGAGCTTTCTCGTTGTCCGACTCGTTCTTAAACAAAACACCGCTATTCGTATTATCGTATTCCATTTACTTCTCCTATTTGGCTGCTATATAAAGACCCACATTGCCAAGGCTATAACCTAAGAAAGCCACGCCCAGACCCACCTTACCCTCTAGTAGCAACTGCACCGCTACCACAAGGTATACAACACCAATACCGGCTATTAGCCACGCCGCCACTCTGTCCACCCCGCGAAGATAATAACGCCAAGCATAAATAGCACGAAAAATGCCGCGTCCTGCGCGTAGAAGTGTGCAGATATAAGTCCGTCTCTCATTCGTCTTCCTCCGTGTTATTTAAAAGCTGGTACTTGATTACCTCTAAAACACCCACAACAGAGGCTAGAGGAAGTGCCTCGTCAAACTTCTCTAAAACGCCCATAATCTCCTGATACAGGGCTTCTATCATCACCTGCTGGCTCAACCCCTCATCTCCTGAGCCAAGCTCTTAAATCCCCAATCCTCTGCCATCCTAGCGCACCGCAACATTTCCTCCTCGCGCACTATGTCCGCAAACCTCTGCAACTGGGTGCGAGAGTCTTCGTGGAAGTTAAACAGCAACTCCCCCTCCTTTAGAAACAGTCCCGCCTCTACCGCCAGGTCGTCAATCGTCACACTCGGCCTCCACTTCTGATAAGAACACCTGAATCTTGTCCAACATCTCGTCTATCTCCTTTTGCTCCGGCTCGAACCGCACGATGAATAGCATCTTGCTTACCGGCAGTCGGGAGTCAAAGCTCACAAAGTCGCACCATTTTCTTTGGGTACAGGCAAGTTGGAGCATCATCTGGTTCTTGTACTTGGTGGGAACCTTGCCAGCCTTTCTGTATTGCAGGTGCGTAGCCGAATTTGGATTTTTCAGTTCTACCAGACCCTCATGCCCCACCAAGCCGTCAGGAGAGGCTCCTAGCCACTTTATAGTCGGGTGCGGAACGAATCCTACTTGGTCTACGAAAACGCCCGTGTGAGCCTCGTATGCGGCGCGGGCGATGGGTTCCTGTTCGGTTCCGCGAATCATGGCCGCGTTGGGCGCAAACCCCGCCTGGGGCATCTTGGTAAGTCTTTCTGCTACAAGCTGCCAGAGGTAGTTCTTGCGGGCCTCTGTGTCCTTGCCCGCCAAGGCATCGCTAACCCTACTCGCGGTGCAAAACCCCAGCCTCGCCTGTAGCCATTCCTCTGTGCCCTGGACTATTTCTTTGTAATCGGTCATATAGCCTCCTCTTTGCTATGTGTAATTCTGCCTCAAGCCTGTCTGTACTCATCCGTAATCTCTGGGCTACATTGTGGCTCAGGTTGTACGGGTACTGGATATACCTTGCCTTCAAAACCCTGCGACTTATATCAGGTAAAACCCTTACTGCGTCTTCAACCATCTGCCCGTCCAACATATCGGGTTCTATCCTTGGCTCCTCGCCCTCAAAGACATCCTCGGACTCGTAGTTCCCCTCTGCGCTGGCGCATTGGGTACGGTGTTCAGGGCCGACATGACCCCACGCACAATAGAACGCCCAGTTCTTTAGTCTTTCTTCCGAAACCATAAGTCGTATAACTCCGGCCTATTTGCTTTAATCCAAGGTTGGGCAGATTGTATAAGTTCTTTGGCATTAAATCCACACGTTTGAGAACCGACGTGGTGGACGTAAGCCCTGCTGATGGCGTGCTGAAAACCCTTCTTTTGGATGTCCAAGCATTGAACGTCGTCCGAGTACCAGTTCAGGGGCGGGAAGTCCACCCACGCGTCCTTGTGTATGTAACTACAAATCGGAGCTATAACATCTGTGATGTTAATAAGGTTTTCGGTCTCAAATTTAAAAAATTCCATTCTCCCCTGGCCCAGCCGGATATTTTGCAATCCTCGGGCATAATCAGACCTAGCGGATGCCCAGCCGAGGGGGATGCTTTTGTCTCGCAGAAACGCAACGTCCTCGCCAAGCAACTTCCAGGTGCTAGGGTTGAACACAATATCGTCGTTACAAACAACAACCTCGTCTACCTCCTCGAACGCCCGCCTGACTACGGCGTTATAGGCATCGCCAAAGTTGGTCGCGTCGTTAGGTAGGTTCACCGTCCTGTGGCGCGGGAAGATAATGTCGCTACCCGCTAGGAATACCGTCACATCCTGCGGGACGTAGAAGGTCACGGAGGCGGCCAATACGGGCAGGCACTTCCCCTCAGTTGTTGCTATTGCTATTGCTTTCACCTAATAAACTCCTTACGTCGTCAAGCAGGTCTTGTTCTGTAAATCCGTAGTGCTTTGGGAAACCTTTGGTTCCGAGTCCGTGAACTCCAGTTTTACCTCTGTGGTGTTCTGGGCATAGTGGTATTGCAAGGTAGTGCGAACTCCTGCCCCACCCTTGACCGGCCCGCAGATGATGAATTTCAGACGGGCTATCAGAGTACCCAATTCTTCGGCAGACCATGCATCCGAGGGCTGCAACTTTAGAGAGATAGTTTTTTTCATTTTTTGTCACCTAGCCCCCTTGTGTTATCACTAAACCTTACGTCGTGTTCGAGTGCCCACTTTATGACCTTCTCCGTGTACTCCGAAAACATCGCCTGGTTTAACTCGCTAGTACTAGGTTCTAGCATCTTTATGCTTCCGTCTGGCAACTCCACCATCCGTTCAGGCAGGAAAAGAGTTCTAAAGTATTCGTGGTAGACGCTAGGCTCATAAAACCTACCTGGCACAACCTGCTCGGATATATCACCTAAGACCGCCCAGTAGTACCTGTTGCTGTCAAGACTGCGTTTAGGGGGACGGACTTCTAGGATATGCCCGTCAGGTGCGTTATCCACCATCTCACGGGCTATGTTCCTGTTGTGTGGGGAGAGAATCATGCGGACTTAAGCGCGGCTCTCATAACCGCAACCTTAAAGTGAGGAAAGGACTCGAACTGGCTAGGGTCTAAACCTAACTCTTTACCCTTGAGTTCTATGCCGGTAGCAGTCTCGTGCCAAGGCTTCTCGTTGACTACGTTTGGCAGAGTAACCTCATGTATATCGTCCCAACGCTCCCCACGCAACCAGGTGGCAGGGTAGGGTATGAACGCCCCGCCAGACTTCATCCAAGACTCGGTCTTGCAAGCGGCTGTGATGGCAGTTAACAAATTTGTTAACTCTGGCCGTATATCTTTTGTCTGCGCCCACGCTTTTCTAGCGTCGGCCTTTGCTACTTTCTTTGGGTATAGCGCCCAGAAGGTGTCGAAATCATCCAAGATATTTTCTCCTCATAATGTCTATGACTTCCCTCAAAGTCATTTCTGGCGATTCGTGCCAGACTCCATTTTCCCTGTATTGTCTAACAATTGTCAAACCCATATCTATATCCCCGTCGCTTTCGTGCGACGTAAGCATTAGCACACAGGTCTTGGTTTCGCTTTGGATGGCATCGCAGAGTCGCTCTAGGCAGAGCTTTTGCCCAAACGGGACTTGGGCATTTTTATACTTTGCCTCTACGATTATGAACAGTCGATTAGAGAACTCTAGGATTGCATCTATATCTGTCGGAGATATTGCTCCCCATCTCAGACCAGAGAAGTCCTTGAGCTGGCTACCGTACTCTCTATTCCTATACATAATCCTCCCTTACTATGTATATATATCTGCACTTTTGGTGGACGGACTTAGCCTTAGCCTCGTCCGCCTTTACCTGCACTTTCGGAGCCACAGGACTCGTCAGCCTTTTCGCGTTCTGGTGCTGACTTCGCCGCCAGGTTAGGATATTCCAACGCTGCCCACAGTATCCCTATCGCCGCCTAGCCCTGCCGTCTTTCGCCGACGACTAGGTAGCAGTCAGCGGACGCAAAAAAGCCCACATAAGACTAGAGCGTGGCTCTTGGCATGAGCAGAAATTGAAACCAATAAGGGGGCAACGATAGTAAGCCGAACTCATCGGTTTGAACTCTACACACGCCCTAGACTTATATGGGCTTGCGCTACCATTGCCTGTCCTTTTTGGTTCCAACGGCTGCCACACCGCTGACATCGCTAGGATACCACGGTTTTAGTTAAGTTCAACTAATTTCAGCGTCCAGCCAGCCTTTAGTTTCCCCCACCCGTGGACATGGACTTTCCACCCAGACCGCACAAGTTCGTGGTAATACTCGTTTTCTTGAATTTTCTTTACCCGCGCCGCAACATTTCCCCGGCTGGTGGTCTGTACCCCTACGGTTTCCCCGTTACCTATGGCCAGAATGTCTAGGCAGTTCCACAGGTCTATCCGCTTGCGTGAATAGGGACACCACCTCTCGACTATCCAGCACCGATAGCCTTGGTCTCGGAGGTATTTCAGGGAACGCTGGGTCGGGGACATTCTTACATTCTACTGTATAACTATACATTAGGGTTAGTCCTAGGTATATTTCTTACACAACCCCGAAAAGTAGTGTAAGATTCTGTTCATGGCATCCCGCCATATACGCCGAGGAGGGCACAATGTTATACGACGAAGATTGGTACTACACACCACCCCAAGAGCCAGAGTCCGAGGAGGACGAGGACGACGACTCTTACTTTCAAGAACGGGCATGGGAGGCAGCACAATATGACTGATTGCCAAGCCCACGCACAACAGCAAGAGCAAGAGCAACAAGAGACCGAAGCCCTGTGGGAACGCCAACGCCTGATGTCCCAAAACCACGGCAAGATGATTGGTTGCGCCCAGGCGATACGGGACGCTAACCTTGACGACGACTATGTAAGAATTGCGGTAAAATACTTACTAGAGGCCTTGAAGGAGCATGACGACATTATGAGGAGGTTCAAATGAACGCAGTAGATTTACTAAAGATTAACGTCAACGACCACACGGAGAAAAAGGGGAACCTTACATACCTGTCGTGGGCATGGGCTTGGCAAGAGGCAATCAAGGCAGACCCGCAAGCAGAGTGGACGGTCAAAATGTTCGGGCAGTCGTACGACCAACCGTACGTTTCAATCGGCGACACCAAGATGGTATTCGTGGACGTTACTATGTTCGGCAAGACGCTTACTTGCCAGCTTCCTGTCCTTGACCACAAGAACAAGGCTATCCCTAACCCAGACGCTTTTCAGGTCAACACGGCCATCATGCGTTGCCTGGCAAAGTGTATAGCCATGCAGGGGTTGGGTTTGTATATATACGCAAACGAGGACTTGCCAGAGGATGGCTCAAAACCTGAGCCAGCCGCTTATGTAAAACTAATCGAGGAGAGCAAAAATGTCACAGATTTACAATCAAATTGGAAAGCAGCGTACACAGCGTCTCAATCAGATGCGGGGTTTATCGCCGCTATCACGGTTGCCAAGGACAAACGAAAAGCAGAGCTTTCCGCTGCTTGACGCGCTAGCCTTTGTAGCGTGTTGCGTTACAGGCTACGCCGTACTGGTGATGCTATGACTGACCTACGCGAAGCACTAGCGCAAACAGAAAAACCACCAGTCAAGTCTTACTGCGGGGGTAAACCTAACTATTGCACCCCTAAAGTCACCCCTGATGTCGATGCCATAAACATATCAGCAGAACGTGTCGATGAAACAGCAAAACGGGAACATGAGGAGAAGAACACATGAGGAAACTACTTGCCAGTTTGTTGTTTGTCCCGTGCATGGCTAGTGCTGAGTTTATGACCGGCAACAACCTACACGGCAAAATGAACGGCGACTTTGGCGACAAGATGCTTGCCTTGGGGTTTATTCAGGGTGTGTTTGACGTGTACGTTAGCGTCACGTTTTGTTCGCCAAGCAATGTAACAGTCGGGCAGGTGTCAGATATGGTTAGGAGTTACTTAGATAACAACCCGTCTATCAGACACAAAACCGCAGAGTCCTTGATAAACCAAGCCCTAAAACAAGCGTGGCCTTGCGCTAATAGAAACAGCAAGAGTGGCGTATAACAAAGTTAAAGGAGAATAATTGTGTATGAGAGTGAACACGCGGTTCGGATTATTCATTGTGGCAATCGTCTCCAGCATGAGATGGCTAACACGTATGCTCCCGACAGAAACACCATCGCGGCGTTATGTCAGGAAATTGAGAACTCGGCACACGAAATCTACAAGTGGGTAAACGGGATAGAGGGCAAAAGTGAGTAGGTTTACCTATATCCCCGCCGATAGAACCGACCTGAGAGAGTCCATGAAAAGATATAGAAAGATGGTAGAAGATGAAAATCGAAGATTACATTCTGGCAAGCAAGAAGCCAGTTCACCCAACCCACCTGGCAGAGAGGTTCTCGGTCAGCAAGAGCAAGGCTTACAACGTCTGCGTCTCGTTGCTACTGGAGGGCAAAGTTGAAGAAGTCAGAGTCGGTGCGCGAACCTTTTATAGGGTTCGTCGAGATGAACCTAAAGATGGACGGGGTCTTGAAGACTAAGTTCTGCTTTTCCTGCCAGCGGGAAAGGAACAAGGAAAACGGAAGTTATATAATCAGGAAAGGGAACAAGCAATGGAAGTGTATGGATTGTCAACAGAAGCGTTGGTTCTCTACGCAGCCATCGCCCTCGCGGTCGTAGGCTATGTCACAAGAAAACCGACTTGTTGTGACCGTTTTGGACATAACTGTAATCAAGGGCGAAACTGCCCACTCAGAGGAAAGAGCAATGAAGAACACGACTAGAATCTACGAGGTAATCTTCAACTCGGATGAGCCAGTAACCCTGAACGCAATCAAGACGGCGCTGGACATGAAGCCAGGTATCTGTTCCGGCTCCCTTGCAAGCCTTCTCAAG